ACTTACCCAGAAGGTATCGCCGATACTATGGGTCAAGATGAAATCGTCCTAGTCCGTAACAGTCTAGGATCGCTCGACAACAAGTTTGTTGGAGACTTAGTCCAAGGAGATTACTACTGCGAAAGAATCCCAAGTCCACTTCCGCCGAGGTCAGCTGATGACATCTTGGAATATATGGCTAAGAACGGAATCAATATGAACTACATCAAGGACGAAGAAACGCACGAGACTGTACTCATTGAAGCAATGAAGGGCAACCTTGTTCTTTGTCAGATGACATACTACGATGCGAGAACTGCGATCCGAGATGTTATTGAACCCATTATGGATATGGAGGAGCTATGATAGAAATAGAAGATCATAGCGAAAAAATTAGCACAAGATTGCTTGACAGATTTGAAGAAATCTATCAGAAAGTACAAGAGAATAAACCAGAAAGCATAGAAGCAGAAAGGAAAAAGATTATAAAAGAAGGCAAGGAGTCAGTATACAAGTGCAAACTTATGGGTTTGATTTCTTCGCCGACTGACGCTAATCTATTTAAAAATGGGTAAAGGTATGGAACCAAAGAAGGGCTACAATCAGAAAGCCTACGATGAAAACTACAATCAGATCGATTGGAGTAAAACTAGAAAGAAGTCCACTAAGAAAAAGTAATGGCTCACTTCTACTCTTCATCGAACAAACCAGTGTTCTTAGCTGATGTAACTACACCAGCTCAAGCTCGCAAAAAGGGCAAGTCATATCCTTCCGTTACTACTGTACTCGGAATCGTTAAAGACGATTTCTTGGATAGTATTTATACTCCACGCAAGCTAGTAGAACTAGCAAGGGAACACCAAGATGTACATTACTCCATTCTAAAGGAATGGGTGTACGGATTTCGGGAGCATCCTTTTACTGGAGAACTGATACCATCATCTGAGTTCGGGACTGCAATCCACAAACGCATAGAGGAATGGTTACTGGACGGAGAGGGAGAAGCAACTGCTTACGATGATTGGGCGAAACCTTTCATTGACTGGGTGAATGAGAACAATGTAGAAGTCGTTGACTGCGAGTACGTTGTGTCAGATCGCCGATTCAAGATCGCCGGAAGTATTGACTTCATTGGGGTCAAGGACGGTAAGGTTTTTATGGCGGACTACAAGTGCCGAAGCTGTGATGGCAAAGGAAAATTTTATGGGAAGGACTGTAAACAACTAGCAATAGAGAGCGTAATGCTCGCTAAGAAGTTGAAGTTAGATTACTACCCCGAAATCAGATCAGTATGCATCTGTACTAACACTGCCAACCATTATCATAAGGTCTGGACTCAACCAGAGTTCGACCACTATTTAGAATGTGCTAAGCTCGCCGCTAAGGTGTACTGGCAAGAACGTATGATTAAAATAAAAAAATAATATGGAGAATCCAAACTTAGAATACTACGAAGAACTAATTCACGCCGATGACGCTATACAATTTGAGGGACTCGATTACGCTATCGTTGGCACCAGTCACAACGGTTATTACGTATACGACTACGACCGAATGATTGAGTGCTTTATGACAGATAGCGAGATGACAGAAGAGGAAGCAATCGAATGGATTGATTACAATGTAATCGGGGTAAACGCCGGTCAAGGATTCATAGTACTTTACAGCAATGAACAAATATGAGATAGTTTACGGTCACACCGATATGAACCCAGACTACAAGGGAGTCAGCCACAAGTGGGCAAGGGACGAAAAGACCGCAAGGAATTTTTTTAAAAAGAAACAGAACGTAAAGATTATATCCGTACAACAAATAAAAGATGAATGAAACGAAAACTAAAATATGCGTTGACTGCTCAGAGGATCTACCAATAGATAAATTTTACTCCAATGGTCGAACCACTAAAGGAGAAAAAAAGTACAAGCCTACTTGTAGGAAGTGCGAAAACAAAGCACAAGCGATCAGATACAGAAAGATTATTGAAGATCATTTCGGCGGATGGAAGTGCAACAGATGTGGATTCGAGGGTGAATCCAGACAGTTCGATTGCCACCACATTGATCCAAGTACAAAGAGAGATACAATATCCAATCTTCGTACTGCATTTAATTTATTAAGAGAAGAACTGCACAAGTGTGAATTACTTTGTGCTAACTGTCATAGACTTACAGACGATTACTAATGAAGTACTTACCCCAGAATAAACTCGCAGATTGGAGAAAAGAAAACGAACCAAAGTTCTGTCCTTTACTTTATTACAAGACTAAGAACTGGGTCGTGGATCACTGCCATAATAACGGTATGGTTCGTGGCGTTGTGTCCTCCGAGGGTAATGCCTTCCTTGGTAGAATAGAGAACGCACACAAGCGTTTATCAAAGGATGCAAAGAACTGTTCGCTTCCGTTTGTACTGAGATGTATGGCTAATTATCTCGAACAAGAAGCAACCGACATTTTACATCCGGAGGGATTCAGACAACTTTACAAAAGATTTTCTAAGTTAAAAAAGGATTTTCAACTTGACATCCTTCTAAAACTTGGCATAAATAGACAGCGAATCCTAGAGTGTAACAACTCAAAAGATCGCACTAACCTATACAAAGAATACATAAAGCAATGAGTGAACCAAAAATATTACAGTCAATCCAAGCGGAACTAAAAGCTCCCAAGGGTCAGACAAATAAGTTCGGCGGTTATCGTTACAGATCAGCCGAAGACATCTTAGAGGCAGTAAAGCCTTTATTGAATAAGTACAATGCGTACTTAACAGTTAGCGACGACATCGTTGAAGTCGGTGGCAGAGTCTACGTAAAGGCTACTGCTACTTTACACGAATCCCACAAGGGAGAGATCGAATCCACTACAGCTTTTGCTCGTGAAGCAGAGACAAAGAAAGGTATGGACGAAGCACAGATCACTGGATCAGCCAGTTCTTACGCTCGTAAGTACGCACTGAACGGTCTGTTCGCTATTGACGATACTAAAGACCCAGATGCTACCAATGACCACGGTAAATCACAACCTAAACCTAAGGGCAAGCCAGCAGTAAAAAAGACTGATGCCTTTGATGACATCCTTTAACCAATAAAATTATGACTGATTACGATAACAATAACAGAGGTGCTCTGTTCAAAAATGAAAAGGAAAACGAACGTCAACCAGACTTTCGTGGTCCTATTAACGTAGATGGTAAAGACTACCAACTATCCGCTTGGGTACGAACCAGTGACAAAGCCGGTAAGTACTTCTCAATCGCAGTGTCCGAGAACAAACCTCGTTCAGAAGCGAAAGCAACTGCAAGTACTAGCTCAGAAGACATTCCGTTCTAATGAGTTCTGTTCTTCCAGACAGTGGAGCAAGGACCGCCTTCGATACGGGGGCGGTTCGTGACTCTATGCAAGGCAAGGGTCTACCGAGTATGATCCCTACTTGTGCAATAATGGCTATGGCAAAACGCTTTGAGGACGGTGCCACCAAGTACGGTCCAGATAACTGGAGGAAAGGTATTCCTACCTCTAGATATTGCGATGCGGCGTACCGACATCTAATGCAGTGCAGAGACGGAGACGAGTCCGAAGATCACTTCGGGGCAGTACTCTGGAACATAGCGTGCTGGATGTGGACACTTAAAGCCATTGAGGATAACAAGTTACCACAAGAACTTGACGATATTTATCGATAGGATTAGACCTCTATGATAGTATAGAACTCTATGACTCTTAAACTAATCGAACAAATGTCGGACGCAGTGGACTTAGCAAACCACTTGTATAACACCGCTAATGATAGCGAAAATAATAATGAAAAAAGAAACAATTTGAGGTACTTAGGACAGTGCCTCAAGTCAATGAAAGAACACATAGATGATAGCCGAGAACGATTTAAAGATACCAAAGAATGTAGATGCTGAAGAGCAAGTACTTGCTTACTGTCTTGCGGACGGAAGCACTGACTTCTATGACAGTATCGCACACAAAATAACTGAAGAAGACTTCTACCTTTACAGCCATAAATTAATTTTCAGAAGTGTCAGTTCTCTCGCCCAAAGGGGCGAACCTCTTACAGAAATATCATTGGTGGAGGATCTAAAACGATCCTCTGCCCTTGATGAGGTAGGGGTAGATCGCATAGCGAGCCTACTTGGAGTAATAACAACTCAGTTGCACGCACATTCTAGTGCCAACATTGTAAAAGAAAAGTCCGAACTACGACAAATGATCCGTACCTTTAGGCAAGCCCTAGAGAAAGCAGAAGAAGAAACTGAAACGCCGGAGTCCATCCGAGCAGATGTCGAGGGCGGTTTGACTAAATTTGATAGCGGATCATCACTTCAGATGTCCATCAAGGACAGCGTAGATTTACTCTCAGAGGAGTTTGAACAGCAACTCAAGGGGGAGTATACAGAGGATGTGATAAAGACCCATATAGAGCAATTTGACAGCGTTCTGGGGTCTTCTGGTATAGGAGCTGGGGAGGTTGTAGTTATCTCAGCACCGACCAGTTGCGGTAAGTCCCAGTTGGCTCTAAATATTGTAGCCAAAACAGCCATCAAGGACGGTACTCCTTGTGGTATATTCAGTTTCGAGATGCCACAAAAGCAAGTGGTGAAAAGACTTTTAACGATCAAGTCCCAAGCGAACTTGAGACAGATCAAGGATAGGGTAATAACAGAAGATAGGATGCATAAGGTCCGAGAGGGGTGTGACCTTATGAAAACTCTTCCTATCTATACGGTTCATAGTATTAAAAGCGTGAACGAGCTATGCTCCTACGCTCGTACTATGGTTCGTAGGCACAAGGTTAAGTTGTTGGTAATTGATTACCTTCAACTTATTCCTTGGTCTAATAAAACTATGTCAAAGAATGACGCAGTTGCAGATATTTCACACACGATCAAACAGTTAGCACTTGAACTCAACGTAGGCATCTTACTACTTTCTCAAGTAAACAGAGAAGGAGCCAAGCGAGAAGGAGGTCTGGCGATTTATGACCTCAAGGACTCCGGAGATATTGAGAACGATGCTGATGCAATCATCCTTATGTGGGCTGAAGAAGGTGATATTCAGATGTCAAAAAGCCTTGACAGAAACGGAACATACGTTAGGATGATTTACAACATAGCAAAGAATCGAGAAGGAGAAAGAGACGTGCAAGGTAAACTAAAGTTCTACGCAGACAAAGGCGTGTTTATATAATTTGATATAGGTAGTCCAGCTATTAAGACGCTGGTGGGTTTTCTTTCATTCACCCTTCATAACCGCCTATATCACCACTTTTATGAAAGTTAAAGAACGAGCAGTCGCAAGAGGACTAGAAAAACTCTACCCCCAACTGGGACCTTTGGTTGAGCCAGAGGATCAGTTCAGCCCATTCGACTTTGAATGCGATAAGTACACAATAGAAGTTAAGTGCAGATCAAAAGTTTGGGATCCGTGGTTCATTGAAAAAATTAAGTACGATGCCAATATGGAAATAGCTAAGTCCAAAAATAAGGACTTCATATTCTTGACAGAAGTAGATAAAACTGTTTATCTTTACAACATCAGCAAACTAACAAACCTAGGGAGAAAATTTGAATGGACTACGAAACTATTACCGAACTCAACAGAGTTCACAAACACGGACAAGATAGAGAAACTTGTAAACTTCCTCTACGTAAGAGAAGCTTTATTAATACACCTATGAAAAGAATAAAAATATTCACAGTCGAGGAACACTACTTAATTCCTTCCTTTTTCTTTGAAACATTCAAGGACTCAACATCTCGTACAACTTGGATCTCACTAGGATTCTGGAACAAAACAATTAGTATTTATTTCACAAATGAAACAAGATAACATAGAACGGTTACAAACTAGGATTGATATGATCCGTATGGAGTCACGTCAAATCTCTTATAGAATAGAAGCTCTTGAGGAACGCCGGAAAGAACTTCAAGAACAAAAGAA